ATTCGGTAGAGCAGTTGATTTGTAATCATCAGGTGGCCAGTTCGATTCCGGCACACGGCACCAGTTTAAAACAAGAATCTCAACATAATTGGCGACTTGAAGAAAGTAAAAAGTTTACAGTTGCACCTGCTTATAATAAAGGTGCATATCAAGTTATTCCTAGATCAGAGATAAAGGATATAGGCAGATAATGAAATACTTAGTTATATTATTATCATTAATGACTATTAGTTGTAGTCAAAATCAAGTAGTCAGTCATATGGGTACAGGTGCTGGAGCTGTATCAGGATACTTAACTTGTCGTGGTATGTTAAATACGAATGTAGAATTAACTGCTGCTTGTGTATTGTTAGGGGGACTGTTTGGTTCTGCTCTTTTTTATACAAACGATATGAATACACACACAGCAATGTTTGTAGATACATTAAACACAGCACCAGGTAAAAGATCACATACAAATTGGGGAAACTCTGCCAATGGTAATTGGGGTTCAATCACAATCAATAGAACTTATGTAAACGATTTTTATAAATGTAGAGACTATGAATCTGTTATAAGTATTGAACATGAATGGCCAATGAGTGGTATATCTAGAGAGAGTGAAATGGGAACAGCGTGTCAAGAACCAGACGGTCGTTGGAAGATAACAGAAAGTACAAATTCGTAATGAATGATCCTTGGAAACCAATGATAGTATCAATGTTACTATTAATATCAGTTTTGCTTATATCAAACTATGCTCTTGCAGGTGAAAAGTCAGAATGGTTAAATAAAAATCCTTGTATGATAAAAATTGTTATTACATCAGTTGAAAAAGGTGACACTACAGTAGTTACCAAAGAAGAAGTGATGAAGTGTAAAGACGGGTACGATGGTCCTAACTATTGGGAACTATTTGCTGCTCACTATTATTCAAATTTGACAGTTCCTGCATATTGTAGGAAAGTGGCAAGACCAGATCACCCATTTAAGATGCCTGGGTTGATGTGTTTAGATGAACATGGTGTCTGGGAGACTAAATAATGTATAAAATATTAGTTACGATAACTTGTATAGTTGTTTTAACAATACATTGGGACGAATTTACTAATAAGATTGATCTAGCAAAGATTCTTCAAGTTAGTAAAAACATAATGGTAGAAGTGAAGGAGTAAAAACATGAAAATCATATTATTAATATTAATGACTTTAGCCTTGGCAAATTGTACAAAAACAATGACAGGTAAATCAAGTGCAAATGCAACTTATAAAGTCAAAGAAGAGGGTACTAATGACGCTATTCTCAACAAAGTGCCACAATGGTTTGTGGATGCTCAAATCGAAAAAGGATTAATCACAAATCGTGATGCTGAAAATTATATTTACGGTGTTGGGTCTGGTGAAAGTCCTGATTTACAAATGGCGATTGATAAAGCAATATTAGTTGCTAAAGCAAATCTTGCCGATCAATTAGAGGGTGAGTTAAATAAAAGAACTAACTTCTATAAAACAGAAGAAGGTACAGAGGAAAACAAGTCAGTTGCTTCTACAATCGATCAAACTATTGTAAACATAATTGAGAAAACTAAAGTTCGAGGTTATGAAGAATGGCATAAATCTGTATTACAAACCCCTAATAATACCTATCGTGTATATGTAGGATTAAAATTTGGTATCGGTGATGCTAACAGATTAGCAAAATACATTTCTGATAATGCTGTTCCAGATATTGATGTCAATAGAATCGAAAAGATGGCAGATGAAGCTGTAGATAGTTTAGTGCCAGGTCCTAGAGATGGTGAATTATCATATTCAGAACCACTTGATGGAGATGAAAAGTATTATAAAAAGATACCTTTAGAGGATATATCCTAGTGATTACAGTTTACAGCAAACCTAACTGTCCATATTGTGATAAAGCCAAGTACTTGTTAAAAAGTCTTGGCTTACAATACGAAGAAAAGGTTGTAACAAAAGATTTATCAGTTGAAGAACTGTACGAAGCTCTAGGTAAGCAAGTAAGAACTATACCACAAATTGTGATTAATAAAGATCATATTGGTGGTTATAATGAACTAAAAGAACATTTTATCAATAAAGGTATAATTAATTTTAAAGGGGAAATAATTTAATAGTAAATGTTAAACAAAGAAGAATATAATGAATTAACTAGACTTAAATCTAAAAGTCTTAATGGTAATCAAACTGTCAAAGAAGCATTAAGATTTTACGAATTAAACAACAGAGTTTCAAAAGTCTTGAACAAAAAACCAAATGATAAAAATGACACTATTAAAAAAACATGGTCGATTTATGATAAAAAAGAAAAATCATATGAATAAATAGTAGCATGAGAGATTTTCAACAATACATAAACGAAGGGGTCTACGACCCTAACATATTCAAAGCATTCTTTCTAGCAGGTGGTCCTGGCTCAGGTAAATCATGGGTTTCAGAAAGAACACTATCAGGTATGGGTTTAAAGGTTATTAATAGTGATACTATTTTTGCTCGTGCTTTAGAAAAAGAAAGTATGTCTTTAAACTTTGCTCAATCAGATGCTAAAGAAATTGCAAGACGAGATGATATAAGGTCAAAAGCAAAAGCAAGAACTGGTGTACAGTTAAAACTTGCATTAGAAGGTCGCTTAGGTCTTATATTAGATAGTACAGCAAGAGATGTTGCAAGAATAGAATCAGAAGTAAGTAAGATGAGATATATTGGATATGATTGTAATATGGTATTTGTAAATACAAGTTTAGAAGTTGCTCTAAAAAGAAATCAGATGAGAGCAAGAAAACTACCAGACGCTATTGTAATCAATAGTCATAAACAAATACAAAAGAACATTGGACAATTACAAAGACTATTTGGCTCAAACAATTTTGTTATTCTTGATAACAATAAAGCTGCAGATGATGTTAATCCTGCAGTATATAAAGCAATAAGAAGAATGATTAACAGAAAACCAACATCATATCAGGCAGTATCATGGATAAAAAGAGAACTACAGAAAAGAAAGAGATAAAATACTTTCATGAGGAATTTCCAAAAGAAGAAGAAATACTCAGGATTAGTTATGAACATTCCAAAAGAATGAGGGAGGAAAGATTAAACAAATCGCCTCGTCTAGACCTATTTGATAAAATACAAGCTAGAGAAAAAGAATAGATGGGTAAATTATTAAGATTTCCTGCCAATAGAATTGTCCATACTAAACCAAAAGAACCTGAACTTACCGAAGAAGAATCACAAAAAATAAAAGTAGAGAAGTTTATCGAGCAAGTAGTTGAGCAACTATCAATGGATATCATTAATGTACTTCAAGATAATGTTGTAGATATGAAAAGTGATATCTTTCTAAAAGACATATCGATCATCATAGAGGGTATTAAAGGATTACTATACAGAGACTTTGATATAAAACATCCTATGCATGATGTTACAGATGCTTTAACAAAAATATTTACACTAAAAGACGGCAGAAAAATGACCGATATAAACTATAGCAGATTAAGTGTTAGAAAGTTTAAAGAACCAACTAAACCACAACCCGAAATAAAGATAGAATTTGAACCAGACATGAACTTAGAATAGTGCTTTACTTCTTTGAAGAAGTATGTTATAATAATGTATAAATGATAATAGTTGATATAAACCAAATAATGATTTCTAACCTGATGGTACAAATTAGTGGGCGAAACGCAGTTCCTTTAGACGAGGATCTTGTTAGACACATGGTTCTAAATTCACTAAGAGCTCACAATGTAAAGTTCAGACAAGAGTATGGTGAGATGGTGATTGCTTGTGATAGTAAGAATGTATGGAGACGAGAAATCTTTCCTAACTATAAGGCAGGTAGAAAAGCAAATAGAGCAAAATCAGATCATGATTGGGATTCTATATTTTCTATGTTATCTAATATAAAGAATGAGATTAAAACTTTTTTACCTTACAAAGTTATTGAAATAGAAACTGCTGAGGCAGATGATATCATTGCTGTACTAGTGAATAGATTAAAAAGAATTACAGGCCCTAATCATCAAAAGAAAATATTAATACTATCAGGCGATAAGGATTTTATACAATTACATGATAACTTTGTGAGACAATACAATCCTGTTCTCAACAAGTTCGTAGGTAAAGGTGAAACTCCAAGTCTATATATTAAAGAACATATATTAAAAGGTGATCGAAGCGATGGTGTACCTAATGTATTGTCAGACGATAATGTTTTTATTGAAGGTAGACGACAAAAGCCTTTAAGTAAAAAGAAGATAAATAGTTGGGTAGAGGAAGTTTTTATGACCTTTACTGAAGAAGAACAAAAGAATTACGACAGAAATCGAAAGTTAATCGATCTAAGTTGTGTGCCGCCTGAGTTACAGGCGAAAATTAATAATGAGTTTAATGATGTTGAAGTAGCAAGTAGAGATAAAATACTTAACTACTTTATAACAAAAAAACTTAAAACTTTAATTGAAGTTATAGATGAATTTTAACTTTGAAAGAACTGTTAAGGAGATAACATGGTAATAGTAAGAAGAAATCCAGATGGATCGATAGCAAGTACAACCGATACAACATCAGGAAATGTAGGAACGACACAGAGTACAACATCCCATCCAGCATTAGTAGGTAAACGAGGCATGGCTGCATTAGCAGAATCAGGCAGATCGGTTCCTCCTATGATGCATGAGATTGCTATGAAAGTAAATAATGCTAAAGACAAACCAAGAAAACTAAAAGTATTACAAGAGCATGATACAGTACCTTTAAGACAGGTATTGAAAGGTGCATTTGACCCTAAAATAGAATGGTCATTGCCTGTTGGTGACGGAATTGATATACCTTATAAAGTAAATGATGCACCAGTAGGTACAGAACATACGGTACTAAGTCAAGAAGCAAAAAGACTTTATCTTTTTACAAAGGGTGGAGATAATACAATATCTCAAAATAAAAGAGAACTACTTTTTGTTCAAATGCTAGAAGGTTTAAGTGCTGAAGAAGCTGAATTTTTAGTAGCAGTTGTAAACAAGAAAATCAACAATAAGTACAAAGGATTTACTGGCAATTTAGTAAAAGAAGCATTCAATTGGGATGACAATTTTATGAAAAAGTAGTAAAATATAGGGGTTAATATTGCAATATACCTAGGACCCCCTATCAAAAACCCTTATTTTTCAACAGTTTAAGACACCCTTAAATCGTTGATTTATAAGGGTTTTTTTATGCCCGAAAGTTTTAAAAACCCCGAAAAACAAGGGTTTTTTACACCATTTTTATTGGAATAATGCTTGATTTCTGCTTGTTTTCATGTATACTATATGTATATTAACAAAAAAGAAAGACACATTATGAAAACAAAAACAATCGAAAACAAACTTTTACAATTTAGATCAGATGAGATTGACGGTCAAGATTACGAGACTGTTGCTAATCTGATTTACGGCAATCAATTTATTGCTGCTGCTCGCTTCATTGATGCTCTTGACACAGCACCAAGAAACCATATGGAAGACATTATTGCAAAACAACCATCATTATATAATGAAATGTTTCCAGCATTATATAATCTAATGTTTCCAGAAGAAACTGGTGTATATTCACCATATATTGAAGAAGGGATTGCTTAATAAATAGTGCAGACAGATTTACACTATACGATAGATAATAAATACATTATGGAGATATCAATGAAACTAAACAGATACGAAAAGAAGATACTACAAGCAATTGTAGATAATCGTAAGGGTACTTATGAAACCCCTAAAAGAGAAAGAAATAATTATAAACCTTGCAAAGAATATGATGCCGCTCTATCTTTGTTTATGAAGAAACTCATTTATGCTGAGGCGGCAAATGAATTATTAATGGAAGGTCCTTCAACACCAGAACCTAAGTACAGATGGTTCAAGTGTAGATTGTATAAACCCTATGCAACAAAAAGGGATTTAAGGAAACTACTATAATGTTCAAGTGGATAATAGCTTTTATTTTAGCAGTTCTTGTTCTTAGTGAGATTGCTAAAGA